ACGGCGGGTCGTTATGTGCATATTAATCTTTGTGATCCTGCGGCTTATATTCCCTCGAATATAGATCAGAGCGTTATGGCCGACGTTTTAATAGAAGGAGGTGTATTCGTTGAAAAGGCCAGTAAGGATTTGAGCCGCGGGATCATTACCACGCAGACTGCATTGAATGAGACGCTCACGAGTCCGTTGGGTGTGAAGTCGCGTAAGATTTTGTTTGGCGAACATTTGCAAGAGACGAGGTGGGAGTTTGATCATTATACGTGGAATCCCGCGAGGCCGAATAAGCCGATTGATAAGCATGATCATATGATGGAGAATTTGTATCGACTTGTGCTTGAGGGGTTAGATTATGTAAAACCTGATTCTGACGCGGAGTATATGTATATTTCGAATGGCGTTCCGCAACATAGCAAATTTACTGTACCACAAAATGGACGATAAAATTTTTAATGAATTGAATCAACAGACGATGACGGACTTTCACGTTCGTTTGTTGGAGCATTGTCGGACACGGATCAATCGTTCGCGTACGAAGATGAGTACGTATTTTGATGGTTGGGATTTGCGGCATAATACATATAAATCAACACGTGCTCAGGATAAACAAGATCGAAAGGCGAAGGAGGAGGGACGGCCAGAAAAGCAGGTGTTACCCTTTACGTATGCGAAGGTTAATACGTTCCAGAGTTTTGTTATGTCGTTGTACACGCAGCGACCCGGTGTGTTTGAACTCGAGCCGCAAGGTGGTGAAGATCAGGACTATCGGATTCTGGCAGAGAAGATGCTTAACTATGATATACGAACCAATGGATTTACGCGCGTACTCCGACAGCATGTTAAAGATATTGCGAAGTTTGGTGTCGGTATTCTCAAGCATTCGTGGGAAGAGGATTATGTGTATGTTCCGAAGGAGACGAGTGAGACAAAGACGATCTTCGGGATTCCGTGGAAGGCTGGGACGTCTAAGACGGTGGATAAGGTTTGCAAGCGGAAGGGGAACAAGGTAACTGCGACGAGTCCATATAACTTCTTGCCTGATCCGCGATATACGTTGGTTGATTTTCAGAAGGGTGAGTTTTGCGCCGACGAGTGCGATTACTCGCGTGGAGAGTTGCTGCGTATGGAGAATGAAAAGAAGGTCGCTGGCGTGGAATTTATCACTCCAATGCCGACGAATCTTTCATATTCGTTTGCGCCTTATTTGAAACGTTCGCAGCTCAATTGGGACAATCCGGAAAAGACTCCGAATATTGTGCGGTTGACGGAAGTGCAGATCAAACTCACGCCGTGTGATTTTTTGTTGGTTGACGGAACTCCGATGGGAGAGGAAAAGTTTCCAGTCTTGTTTTTGGTTTGGATGACGAATAGTTCTCGTATCGTTCGCTGCGAACCTATGGGTTACTTGCACGGTGAGTTTACATACGAGGTCGCGCAATATGACGAAGACTCGCATGAGTTTGTTGGTCAATCGCTTCCGGAGATTCTTGACCGCCTGCAGGAAACTGCTGATTGGTTTATGAATGCGCGGGTTGAAAGCGTGACTCGTACGATTGATAATCAACTTGTTGTCGATCCTCTCGGTGTGGAAATGGCCACGATCACGAATCGCTCGCGGGTGATTTTGTTAAAGAAAGGTGCGGCTCGCACGGGCGTTGATCGTTATATTAAACAGCTTGAGGTTCAAGACGTTACCGCACGGCACATGGAAGATATTTCCGGAATTCATGGTTTTATGGACACAGTGTCTGGTGTGAATGAAAATGCACAAGGCCAGTATAATGCGGGACGGCGTTCGGCGACTGAAGCACGTGTTGTCACGCAAGGTGCAGCAGCCCGTCTTAAAGGCACCGCACTTGCGATCTGGGACGCTTCGGTGGCAGCAAGCGGATATAAGATGCTTTTGAATCTTCGTCAAGGTTTAACTCCCGAAGATGTGATTCAAATTGCCGGGCAAGAATACGCGCAAAAGCCTGAGTTGATCGCGGCTTTTCTCGCAGATTCCGCGACCCTTGCTCGGCAAACTGATTTCTTTGTTTATGATGGCACACTTGCAAGTGAGAAAGCCTACCTCGCACAAACTCTCAAAGAACTGTTCCAAGAAGTTCTTGCACTCGGTCCGCAAGGTCTTGTCAATCTCGACATCTCTCCGAAACTCATCCTCGAAAACATTTACGAACTCCTCGGTGTCGGTGCAATCTCACAATTTGCACTTTCCAAAGATCCTCAGACTTTGCAAAACGCCGTAGCACAGATCGTCCAACAACAAGTTCAACAAGCAATACAACAATATGTCCAACAACTCTCAAGTGGTCAGGGTGCAGGCGGATCTGGACAAGGACCAAATGCGCCGGCTCCAGCAGGAACTGTATGATTTCAAAAAGACGTCTCTCTATCAACACTGGAAAGACCACTTTCAAACTCTCATTGACTCGACGATCGAGAACATTCTCGAGGTCGATCTCAAAGGACCAGAAACCCTTTATGCACGCGAAGGGTGGATAGGTGAAGCTCGAAGTGCGAGACTGCAAATCGGATGGTTTGAAGTTCTCGAACTCGAACTCGAACAACAACTGCGTGATCTGCAAACAACACAAAACGAATCCTAGATATGAACCTCGACGACCTAGACGATGACGAAATCATCGACGACTCCTCCAATCTCAATGCCGATGGCAATGTGATTGTCAAAGTGCCTGACGATGATGCGTCAACCACAAAATCGCCCGCATTCGATCCAACCTCTCTTGCGACTGCAGTTTCCGAAGCTGTTGCAACGCAACTCCAAGCACACGCCTCCTCGCAACCTGCACCGCAAATGACGCCTCAGCAACTTGCTGAGCACTATGCCATTTGGGATCCGAATGAAGGTTTCATTAATGGGCTTAATGCGTTGACGGACGCTGATGCAACACCTGCGCAGAAGAAGAAGATCTTCGAGGATATGCGGGATGGGATTATGCAGCAGGCGTTTCGTGCGTCGCAGTTGGTGGTGGCGCAGGAGACACAGAAGATGCGGGCTGAGTTGGCACCGGCGGTGCAGTATGCGCAACAGCGGCAAGCGAAGAATGTGATGAAGGAATTTGTTACAAAGTATCCTGCGTTGAATGGGCAGACTGAGTTGGTTGATGCGGTGATTGCGAACCTCGCGCAGCAGAATTTCAAGCCTAAGTCGAAAGACGAGGCTTACGAGAAAGTGGCGAAGATTGCGGAGAAGATCCTGCAAGGGGTTAATCCACAATTTTCGTTGAAAACCAGTGGCGGCTCTGGCGGGAAACCCGGCATGGCTAGTACTAATATGGGTGGTGTTGGTGGTGGTGGGAAACCGAATGCGCCAGTGAATGGCGAGAGAGGTAAACTTGCTGCCTTCTGGCAACGTTAAGTTGCGAAGTTAGTTAACAAAAGAAACAAAGAAACAAAGAAATATGGACCATGCAATATTGGGTTTAGTCAGTGGTAAGACTTTTACAGATCAAGCCTTCCACAATCGTAATAATCGCCGGCGAATCTTTCATGATTTCCCGGTCGGCCAGTTCCCGTTGACGGGATTGCTGAGTTTGATGGACAGCGAAGAAACGGATTCGTTCGACTTTGGCTGGTGGGAGAAGCGCTTTGAAACGCCGCAGACGACGATTGCGTCTGGTGCTGCGCCGTTCCAAACTGCTGCTGGTGGTGCGTTGACTGATGCGACGTTTGTTGCGGGTACGGAGTTTATCGTGCTTGTGGCGGATTCGAGCATGTTCCAAGTGCGTCAGCAGGTGTGGTTCCCGAGTTTGTCGATCTATGGAGCGGCGACGACTTATGCTGAGCTGAAGGGTGTTGTGACTGCGGTTGCGACTGGTTCGATTAAGTTCCAATGCTCGGAGAGTACAGTGCGTTTGGTGAATACGGACACGGCGATGCCGAATGGTGCGACGGGTTGCGATGTGATTTGTGCAGGTAATGCGGTTGGTGAAGGTGCGAGTACGACTTCGGGTCGGACGCTTCTTCCAGTGAATCCGCATAACTTTACGCAGATCTTTCGTAACGGGATGAGTTTCACACGTACGGCAATGAAGGTTCCGACCAACTTCGACAAGACTGGTATCTATCGCGAGTCTGCGGAAGAAGCCTGTCGGAATCATATGGTTGACATAGAGATGGCGTTCTTGTTCGGGTCGAAGCGCACAGACAATGTCGTGGAGAACGGCGAGACTGTGCCACGTCGTCAGACTGGTGGTGTCACATGGTATCTGAAGCAGTGGGAAGCCGCGGATTCGATCTATCGTGGCGGTACTGGTACCGCGGCGGTTACGGACAATGCGAACGACAACAAGCGGATTATCTTGTCAACGGCAGGTAATATCGTTTGGTCGACGATGAATACGTACCTTGAACGTGCGTTCCGCGTGACGAATGACAAGGCGTTCGAGAAACTGTTCCTTTGCGGGAGTGGTATTCTTGGTGCGTTCAATGCGTATCTGGAAGGGAAAGCGCAACTGCAGAAACAGTTCAGTGTGCAGACCGTGTATGGTATGAATGTGGTTTCTTGGGAAACTCCATTCGGGACTATTCACTTCAAGACGCATCCGTTGTTCTCGCGGCAGGCGGCACTCCGTTACAACGGGTTGCTGTTGGACGTGCAGAATCTGAAACATCGCCCGCTGAACGATAGCGATACCACGTTGCTCACCAACCGTCAGGCGAATGACTACGACGGCCGCAAGGACGAGTGGATGACGGAAGCTGGTCTGGAACTTCGGTTCCCAGAGTCGTGTATGTATTTCCAAAACCTGAAGACGTTCTCGGCGACGTAAGGTAGTGGGATTAAACAACAAACAACAAGAAACAAAACATTATGGCTGATGCAAAAAGTCTGCGTGCCAATCCAATTGGCCAAGGGAATAGTCAGAAGGGTGTATGTGCATGTGACTCTCCGGGGTTGCAGAATACTTCCGCCCGCACTACGCCCGATCACGACATGCCTACGAATGTGCTGACCAAGGAAACCACGACTCATAAGCCGTTTGGTGAACTTGGCGGCCAAGGGATGGGTGGAGCGGAGTAAGTAGGAATCTAGTTTAGCCAGTCATGAAAACGTTCGAAGATCTTAAATCGCAGGTTAAACGCTATCTCACCAGCAACACGAATCTCGTGAATGCATG